CTTTTTTGCTAAAAGAAACTTCGAAAACTCGGAATCTTCATGCAAAAACCGAACCCAGGACCCCCGAACCTAATGTTTGAGGGTGACCACACTTTCTTAAGGAAAGTGCTGAACCTATAGGTTCGGAAAATCATGAATGATTTAGACTCGAAGAAAATCGAGAATCCGAGGGATGTTAGGTCTCTATATACTAACATCCAATGTTAAAAAGAAGGGAGGGATCAGAGGTTACTGTTAAATCTGGATTAGAAACGGTAACATTAGCTAAGCTTAAATCTAAGTTAGTTGTCGATATTTTTACCATCTCTCCCTGCTTTGTGGGAACTACTCCATTTGCAAAGGGCGGACTATAATAACAAGGATCTGCTGACGAAATATTATCATAAGTATCCATTGATGAAAAATATGGATATCCTTTGCCAGTTGTATATTGTCCACTCTCTTGCCACAGATCAGTTTTAAAACAAAGGGGTGCTCCTAAAAACAACCCTAAATCAAAATCATCTGAGGCAGAAACTGCAATATGGAATAGAGTTCGGGAATAGCTACTAGCGGTTATATTACTATTACTAAGAGCTAAATAGGGTAGCGGATTATCATAAAGATAACCTCCACGTATACTCCAAGGACAGGATTGTAAAGTAGGTGAATAATAAGGGACTTGAAACTCGCAAATATGCTTATCACTCTGTTCATAATGAACAGGGCTACAAAAAGTTTGATAGGAATTTCTTTCGCGAGGTATAGGACGTATTATTCCTGGTTTCCCTGTGTAAGGATGAGTTATCAACCTCATACTTGTTAAACCAGAAGCAATAGCTCCAGATGAAGTTGTTGAAACTACTTTAAATCTAATTCCTCCTCTATAAAAACAAAACATTGATGTAATAAATGAAAGAGGGGAAGGCCAATTGGGTAAATTAAAAATTTGATAATAGGTGGGTCTACCACCTTGAGGGGTATAAGAATATATATTAAGAGATATACGTGGGGGAACTATATACTCGTTTGGATATAAAACTACTGGTTCATCTGAATACAGCTGTCCTAAAGTTCGAACGAACATATTCCTTTTAATGTATTGTCTGAAATTATCAAAAATTTCACCAGCACAATACATTTGTGTATCATCCTGCTCAACATCATCCTGATCACCCGTGATAGAGGGAGGCATAAAACCTTCCAAAGCACGAGTTCTCGTTTCAGCTGTTCCTGCAGTTGCATACACTTTACCAGATTGTGAATTTGGTGTAGTTGCTAAAGGAATATATCGTGCAACTGAAGGACACTGAACTTGGAAATCATCTCCAGCCCTACATTCTACTAAACATAGAATAGAGGTCGGAGCAACTGTACTTTGAGTGTGCAGCGGTGTTAAAGCACGAACCCACAGTAAACCAGTACTGCAACGAGCTAGTTCATCTAATTCTATATCCTCCCAGTGGGAAGTATCCTTACATGGATTTATAAACCATTTCTGGTTATAATATGAAAGGGCTTTCCACTGTTGAGGACTTATATATGGAATGGTTAAACTTACTTCTGAGTTATCTCTAAGATCAACCACCACTCTATAGGCGTATTGAAATCTTTGATTATCTGGGGAAGGTATATTTAAAGTACCATAAGAATTACTAAATAAAAAGGGATGAAAAGAGATTTCAATACGTCCAGAATTATAATTAGTTTTTACAAATCTAAAAGTATAAACTAAAGATCCAGTCCAGTAAGTAAATGGAGAACATATATAACCTAAAGATGTGGGATTTTGAATATTAACTATATTAGAAGCTACAACACTCTCTTCTCCAAATTGTCCACTGTACTGAACCTTAAAACACGCAGGATTAATATAATTAGGTAAAACAAAACAAGACCACAAATAATCGTCTCCAACATTTGTGGTACTTGGAGTTATTGTATTCTTATTATTAAATTGAAAAGCGCCAATAAATTGGGGAACACGCTTAAGGAAATTAAAGGAAAGTTCATCTAAATCTGTGCCTGTTAAAGCAGGATACTGATCTACATTATTCATTAAATCTAAAGAAAGGACATGAGAATGATCTATACCATTAGCGTTTCCAAAATATTGACAAGGTCTTATAAGTACGGTATTACCTGCATGATCTATTTGAGGTTTCGACCATCCTAACCAATTTCCAATTTGGGCTATAACATCACCTATTGCACCAGCAGCACTACCAACTTTGCCAGCAAAGCTTTTAACGGCTTTAGCAAAGTTTCCATCTGCTTCTTCTTCACGCTGTTGTTCAATCTTCCGAGGTGCAGCCTCTTTAGGAGGCGCACGAAGCTGCTTCGTTGTTTTCATTACAGCTTTCTTCTTTATCCCAACCCTACCAGATTGAGACATTGGTGCAACACTAGGCAATGCAGGATCTACATCAGTAATCCACATTGGAATCATGTTAGATGGTGTTATTATTAAAGAACTAGTTTCACCACGGGATATTAAATTTATTGTATAACTAACTACTGTGGCTACACTAGCTTTTAAATTAATCTTAATTAAATCATAAACTATAAAATCTATATCTATAATTAAAGTATTATTAGGAAAAGGGTAAGTCATAATATATTCATTACTAGAAGTAGAATAAGTCACAGTCACCTCATTTTCAGTTGTACTACCATCACCTGCTAATTGTATTTTTACTTGAGTATATTGATCAGCCCCTTGAGGATAATCAATATCTTGTCCTGCTAAAGCAAACGATCCAGCTGAAAATACAAATCCTTGAATAGTACCAGACTGTGACTTAGGAATGAAATTATATTTTTCTAAATATTCTAAATTTCTTAATTTATCTATTGCTTTTCTAAGTCGCTTATCCTTTAACTTTTGCTTAATTTCTAATTCTAACTTAAAATTGCGAACTTTACCTGATTGTGATTGGGCATTGGACCAATTAACTACACGAGTAGGAGCAAAGCACGGTGGAATTGTGCACTTAGCTGTTGTTGGACAGCCAAGCTCAATATCTTCAAAATGACAATATAAATCACATTGTAATTGATTATCACTACCTACTACATTTAAAGGTCCATATACTATACAAAATAATCTAGCCCAATCATATTGTTGATTAATTAAATCATATGAATTAAATGGAGAGATAAAGGGAACCCGCAAAATTACTTCTGTTTGTTTATTGATGTCCATTTGTACATGATTAACACTTAACGCACTACACGGAGTTTTCACGATAAAATCTGCTCTCTCCTGCAACAGAGTGGGCATCGGAACGGCTCCAAAAATTAATCTTCCGGCTTGAAAATTTTGACTGTTGATTTGCAATTTGAAAACGGCTGTTGCTCTGAAAGCCGTAAATCCTTGGAGCTTCTCTATAAACATTTGGGTCATAACTTGGGAGGGTACTAACGGATTCAATATAGTTTTGGTAGAATCTAAAGGGGATTGCATAGCCAAAATATTTTGGCCATGCTTGTCGAGTGACATACCATTCCAAGCAAAACAGGAAATAAGTTGCGGACGCTCTAAAAACGAAATGATGGAATGAACCATAGTATCTGTAAATTGTAAAGTATCTTTATTAGGTATTGTCGTTTCGCCGGGAACATGCTCAGGAATGACTGCTGAATCATCAGCAAAAGCCATTACTTGCACACGTTCCTCAACTCCTTGTCCAGTAAGAGGTGCCATTTCTGCCGTAAAATTTTCCTTTTGTTCTCCTACATCATCTTTAAAAATTCTTGTTTCTGCAAGTCAATTCTGTCGTTCCTCACGCGACTTAACGTTTTGGAACCTACCGAGGTATCCTGGATATTAAGGGGCTGCCTCTTCCCATCCTGGATCGTAAAGCTAAATAGCTAAGGAAATTATATAAATAGCACTACTTTTCTTTTAAATAACTCGGAATTTGTATAGAAAAGCAAGATCACATTTATACTATAAACTTAAAATTATCTTAATCTAAAAATCTTAACTAATAGGAGTAGCAAAGCTCTAGCTATAACACAGCACAGTTTCCCTGAGTTTCCGACGGGAACGTAATGACCATAATTATAGCATACTGAACCACTCCAAGATGCGTTGAGTAATTTTTCAACTCAATCACATCTACAAAAATATAGTTTGGCCTAAAGCGCCAAACTTGGTCTCCTCTTGATCTATCCTATCAGAATAATGATCAAGAGATCGACCACAAGATAGCAAAGTCTCAATATGACTTTGCCAAACTTCCTGATCATGCAAGCTCAATTCTTCTATACATTTTTCTAATTCAACAATAGTTTGAGCTCTTTGATCAGGACATTTATGATTCCACATAGGAAATTCTAAAACAGTATCTAATTGTAAGGGACAAATATATCTATTTAAACTCTTATCAAATCTAAATCCTCTTTTTAAATAATTAATTTCATTTATAAATCTATACGGTTTTTCTACTTCAGCTTCTTTCTCTTCCATAGTATACGACAAACCTATTTGCTTCATTAAATTAGGAATAGTGAATTGATTAAAATCTTTAATTTCACTTTCAGGAATTGAAACAATATGATCATCACCATATGCTACAATTCCACATTTACGCCAAAAATTCCTAGCTATCTTATACGAAAAATATTTCTTATTTATTTGCCAAATACATCCAAATGCTAAATTTACAAAAATAGAATTAATAATAGCTGTTAAATAATGTCCAGAAGGAAGAGAATGGGTCCATTGATAAACTAAATCATCCATTATATGTATAGAATTAACTAAACTAACACCTAACACTCGCATAACTTTAATATCTTCTGCAGTTGCATTTAAAAATCTACGAGACAATTCTATCAAAACTTCTAATGATGCTTCTAACAATCTCTGATGTTGAGATGCATCAAAACCTTCAAAATCACCTGCAACCATAAATTTACTCTTATTATGCAACTGCTTAACAATATTATGCCAATCATTTGAATAAACATTAGTACCTACCGATATATGACAATTATTTCTATTTATACTCAATAAATTTACAACACCATTAAAATACATCTTACAAGCTATTAAATAATCAATAGGTCCAGCACTAAACAAACGAGTTTTATGAGACTTAAAAATAGGTTTTCGTTCATCTTTTAAAGTATCCATAAAAATATGATCTAGAGCAATATTATTCTTAGCATTATCAATTATATTTAACACACGCTTCTTTAAAATCTGACATTGAGGAGATTCTAAATCATACTCATCTTTACTTCCAAAAATATCTTTCCTAGTAAAATTTTGCATAAAAACAAATGGAAATCCAGAACTAGTATCACGCTTAACACTATTAATATAATTTTCACCTTCAATGCCAACACATGCTTCTTCAAAAGTATAAACTGCTTTACTATTATTATTAATATTATCCTTATTTAAACTTATTACACTAGAAATCTCGTCAATTAAAGCTATTTTTGAATTTTCAATCATACTTTCATCCAAACACACAGGACTATTTCCTAAACGACTTAATCTATAAATTCGTGGATCAAAATCAGCAGTGCGAGTTAAAAGACAAGGTCTAGTCTTAGGTTCTTGAATCTTACCATATAAAGGGGAAGGAATAATCTGACTTTTAGAAGGTTGCGCAACTTTCTTTTCAAACTTACCAATTTGTATAAATTGCGCATCTTCAGGAATTCTACCTTGCTCCTTGGGAAATTCATTTAATTTAGTCTTAACACTTAAAGCTATACTCTCTTGTTCATTAAATTTATATAAAATATTTTCACAATCTTCTCTATAAAAACAAGTTGACCAACCTTGTCCAGTACCACAAATTCCTGCTATATGAATTCCACAAATCTTACCTGGTTGAATTAAACTATTTCTAACTATTAAAGGTGCTCCACATTCAGTTTCTTGAGTATCTAAATTATAAGCATAAGCATTCCTAATAAAACGCGCAATAACTTCTCCTTCATCAGCAACAGGCAATCGCTCAACACATTCTAACTGACTTCTACCTTGCGCATAACGAATTAACAAACACGACTTATTACTATCCTTATGTCTATTAGTAACTAAAACAGGTAACATTACATCGCTACTATCTACTCTATACATACTAGCCTTAGTAACAAAATAATTTGTAGCATCAGAATGATATATACTAGTCTTAACTGTAAAACACATTAAATCACGCGATGAAACTGGGCCATCTTCTTCAGAAGGTGATTCATAATCAAAACGCGATGCTAATAAATCTCTTATTTTAATAGAAAATGTACGCTCTAAAAATGCATTTTCAAAATAAACATATGCCTCTGGATCATTTCTCATTGCTTGTAAAAAAGCACCAAGAAAATGCTTAGGCATTACTGCAACTTTTCCTTTTAAAAATAATGTATGTCCAATAGGTGTATTTTGAGTAGACTCAAACATCTTATATAAATTAGTACGTACAATTTTCATCATAATCTCTGTAGCATTAATATCCTTAACTCCTTCACTAGTAGCTATACTCTCTTTCTTTGCTATTAAAACTTTCGTTGGACTATAGGATTCAATCTTAGCAACACTAGCTTTAGGAGCTACATAAGATTCTATCTTTGCTACAGTTGACTTAGCTATATTATATCCTTCTGACACTACAGTCTTAACACTACGAGGAGATCTAACTTTATCTTCTATCATATTAGATTTACTAAACATAGACGTCATACTAGAAAACACTTTCAAAAACGTTAAACCTACAGTAACAAAAGAAAATGCAATTAAAGCCTTACTTAAATAACTATGTTTTTCTCTAAATTGATTCCAAGAATTAACTAAAATATTTTTACTTTTCTTAACATTTTCAACAACATAATAAGATAATAACCAAAATGGATCTCTACTCTTAACTCTAAATTCCTCTTCACGATTCATTTCTTCAACCCACTTACTACAAGATGGTTGAACAACTTTCAATTTCGCTTCAAATAAACCAGGTTCAACACCAACTCGTTCAGCTTCTTCTTTTATAATTCTACGATAAATTACATTAATATGATCTTGCAATGGTTTAAAATCCAACATTTGCTGAACAAATTGTTCCGGAGTTGGTGCATTCGCCTGTTGTTCTTGATCATCAATAGCATCAACATACTCTTCTTGTTGAACTTCAGACAAACCACCACCTTGCGATTGAGGAATATCCATATCTACAGTATCTACACCAGCATCTAATATACTATCAATATAACTCTCTATAGTAGTAACAAAATTCTTTCTTCCAAAATAAGCATTAACACAATCATTCACTAAATTCTTATAATCTGTTTTACCTGTAATAACACCAGTCATCATATCAAAAGTCCTCAATTTATATAAAGATGGATCAAAAGCATTAGTATGTCCTGTATATTTTCTATCAACTTCTATACAAATATCAAATCTACGTTTTAAAGCTTCAGGAAAATTTAGGGAAGCACACTGAGGACTTTGTAAATTAGAACTAACTATAATAATCTTAGATGTAAATGTAGTACTTGCTTTTTGTTCTAAATTAGCCATATGCAAGGGATAAGGAAAACAATTCGATGATCTAATAATTTCAAACAATTCTACATTAGGATTTTGCTGGGCATCTATCTGCTGAGAAAAATCATCAAACACTGTAACTAATTGATTTTCATAACCATCCCAATATTCTTGTTCTGGTGCACGCATGTAAATCATATTTTTCCATTCTTTCTTTAAATCAATTTGACTACCTTCACGATCATGAATTGCTTTCAAAATTTCTACAGCTAAAGGATAAGTTATACTAGACTTACCAACACCAGTATTACCATACAAATAAATAGTTACAGGGGGATTCCTTATATTCTGATTACAAATACCTTTTAACTTAAATTTTTCTAAAATCGATGTTAATTGTCTTAAAATACGATAAATATCATTTTTATATTTAATAAACTCTTGATTTCTCACTAACGCTAATCCTTGTTTATACATATTATAAATAATTTGATATTCTAACTCAGTCCATCTAAATTCATCCTTAAAATATTGCATACAAATCTTATCTACTTCATCATACCAAGATAATAATGGA